AAATGCAGAACGTCCTCTGCCATTACGTAATGGTGGGCGTATGGGTGTAAAGCTAGGAGGTGTCGATACCACCACGTTACTGCTTACACTAGATCCAATTGGATCCACACATGCATCAATATGCGTAATACCTGGAATGTTTGGAATTGTGATAGGGAAGTTAATAAATGGGTCTGTTCCTGTGAAACCGCCAAATCCACCTATACCAGTAAAATCAATGTTAGCATAATCAATGTTGCCAATAATGTTACCTGTTGGCGGATCTACAATGTTTGCATTACCACCGCCTACTGGATCATCAACAATAGTAATATTGCCAATAATGTTTGAGATGTTGCCGTAATCTATGTTACCCCAAATGCCTGTAGTCCATCCTGGAATGCCTGGTATTGATAAAACACCATCACTTTGAACAGTATTATGTGCATAAATTGAATCAGCATATTCTAAGCATGTAAACTTAGCACTTAAATATCCTGCATCATTTTCTATTTCACTAACTTTCATTACTCTAAATAATTTAGCACTGAATCCATACACACTATTTGTAACTTTTATAATGTCACCGACGTCTACTACTAAAGAACTATAATCAGCACTAAAACTTATCAATGTACTGGTTCTGCTTTGACGTAAATCAATGTTTGCTAAGTTATGCACTCTGGGAGCATCGTTGGTTAAGTTATATCTTGTTTGTAATGGGTTATCTGGTTCGTTTGTGTTTCTATCACCACTAGGTGTAGTCACAATTATTACTTTGGTTTGGTCTTTTTGCTCAACACTTGGGTATTCACTTTCTATACTGTTGTATAAACTGTAAAGCTCTGTACTTGTAATTTCAATACTACTAATAATATTATCATCAGTAAATGTATAAGCCGCATTCTTTTCTGCTGTTGTTGCCGGTCTGTTTGGCACAACTGTGAATTTACCTACCTTGTTATCGTAAGTAAAATAAGTTGATGCATTTTGGCATATTTGGTCAATGTTATCTTTTACTGGTTGGTATGTGCTTAACATACCATCTATTTTCCATCTATCGTGTGTTGCCGCCGCACCTAAATTAGTAGTGTATGCAACTTGGGCCGTAGAGTAGTTGTAGAGCTCGTTAAACGAGGGTAAATCTAATTCAGCGTTAGTAAGTCCCGCTCCATATCTTTCGTTTCTACAGTAGTCTAACAGCACATTACTGGGCTCTGATAAACTGTTTGTAATTTGATATGTTATTGTTTGTAAACTGGTTAATGACTCATCAACATCATAATCTAATTCAAATATAGCATACACAAGGTCTTCATAATTTGTTTGTGCGGTTATTGTGGTCATTAATGTTTGTGCGGCTACTTTAGTTCCGCCTGGAGGGAATATTTGGTTTACACTGCTTTGAGCGTTGCCGGCAAATACTCTAACACGCAATTTGTTTGCAACATTATTAGTTGAAGTACCATTAGGGTCTGTAACACTAATAACATTACCACTTGTGGCACTGGCATATCCACCTGTAAAGTTTAATAATTGGTCATTTCGTCTGATACTTTGAATTGTGTATGCTCCACTATCAGTTTTTTCACCGATAACCATACAGTATACCATTGTTTTGTTTTGGTTTTTAATTTCTGCATCCACAATAATACCACCAGTATGCACTTGTCCATAAAGCACCGGCACACGTCTGTCTGTGCTTGGGCTTAATTGAATTTTAACACCTGGGTCTTTGCTTTGTTGGATGCCTTGGGGTTTGTTAATGCCTAATACTTTTGCTGTTGCCATACCTAAGCCGGCGGCTACAACACCTGCAACTAATGTTCCAGTAAATGTTAAACCTATACCTGCTATTGTGGCAAACGCGGCTCCTGTTGCCGCCGCCATACCTAGAGCACTTGCTATTGCGGCTCCTATTGCTGAAAATACTGCCATCTACACACCCTCATATATATAATTTGTTTCTATTGGTTGCCAGCCTCTTTTCTTTAAATCGAAGTCTGGTGATTGTTCCATGTTTGTGAGCGTAAAACCTTCTATAACCTCTTTGTCTTGCAATGTCTCACCTGTCTTAACATATTCTTTTAACAATCTATACCCCATGGTACTGTGTCTATGTTCCGGTTCAACCCACCATGCAACTTCTCGCATGGTCTTTACATGTGGTAGCCAAACATCTGAAACGACTTGTGCTATCAACATGCCTTGTAATTTGTTATCTTTTTCTGCAACAAATATAATGCCACTACGCATAAAGTTATCTAATAACCTTCTAATATACATACCATCATATTGTGGTTGTTGCAATGCAACTACTGGAGAACTGTTTGCAAAGTTAATCATCATTTCCATGATTCTATCATAGTCTTGTAATGTTGCTTGTCTTATCTTCATACCTTTATACCTTTATCATGATTTACTCTAGAAGTTAAACATGGAGCCACCACCATATCTGCCGCCTCCGCCTGGACCCCAACCACCGCCACCTGTGTAGCCGCCGCTGTATTCTTTACCAAAGTCAAATTGAACGTTTTGTAAATCTGCTACTCTTCCAAATGTTTGGTCACCAGCAAAATGTTTTTGCCTGTCAGTTAATTCTGTTCTCTGTCCACTAATCTTGTTTTCTAAAATAGTGTTAATACTTGCACATTGTATTGATATGGTATTGTTTAATTTACCACTCATGATATCTTCGTCTTCACTTATATTGAAGTTTGTTATAACACCGCTATATCTGCCATATACATTTGATGCATTGTAACTATAATCTTCATCAAAGAATGCTCTGAATATTTTAACACTACCACCCTTAATAGGAGTTGTTAGTACCTTATCCATGTAATCAGCTTCACTAGGTATACCAGTCAATGCTAATGTTATGTCACCATTAGTTGTTTTAATATCTTCAGATAATTCGCCTACTTGTAAAAAACTGCCTAATTCGCTGTATGTATTTGAAAGGTAACTTACTGGCTTATATGCACTGCTAAGGTAATATGTGGTTCCACCTAATGTTAAATCAATTAACATACATTGTATAATGTTGTTTACGCCGGTTACTTGTGGTATACTTGTTGCCATGTTATTCCTATGTGGTTACGATTTCAATTAGTTCGAAATCATCACTAAAACTTATTCTATCATGCGGGACTATTGAGTAAGAAGGTTTTGTTGCCATCTTAACTTTGAATCTAACATCTACACCTTTATTTACATTTCCACTAGTTAATGCTACTCCATCCTGGCTAATAACTGGTCTGTGAACTGGTATAGTTACGTTTGCACTTGTGCTATAACTAACATCAGCAGTTACTTGATAAGGGTATCTATATGCCCCTGTGGTGCCCACTGGCTGTAGGAAATCACCTTTCTTAAACAATGTGCCACCTCCACTTAAACCAGCACAATTGACGTATAATTCTTTTGCATTTGATCCTACTGATGTCATGTTGCCACCTGTTATGCCACCTTGGTATGCTGTAACATAACTTAAATTTGTATTTGTATCACCAAAGTCAATTGTAGCTTCTGCAGTTACATCCAGTGCATCAATATCTTCTAACAATCCTCTGTTAGTGCTGTATGTTAATCCTTCGTGCATTCCTATAATAAATCTGTAAGGAACTACACTTGTTCTTTCTGCTGTAAGTACTATACCACTTCTACTAACTGATTGTGCCGCAATTTTCTTTTTATCGATTGTGATATATGTTGCGTTATCTACTACTGTTTGTAAGCTCATTATCTAGGAACCCTCCTTGCGCCAGCCTGCGTTACTGTATATATAAACTCAGGATCCTGTGCTACAAGTTGTTTGAAACTTCTTGCATCTACGGCGTTAATATTATATGTTACCATTGTTCTGTTTCCGCCACCGTTGTCCATGCCTAACTGGTTATTAGGTATGATGGAGCCATTAGTAGAGGGAACCATAAGTTCAGGTCCTCTTTCACCTACTATGTAAGGCTTGTTCTTCATTACTGGTCCACCAAGTGCTTTAGCACCTATTGTTGGGGCACCTGCACTACTAAAACTTAATGAGGAGCCAAATGCTCCAAATATTGCAGTAAGTATTGGCTGTATAACCATTAATCTTAATGCTTCACTAATAATTTGTCCTATAATCTTCTTAAAGAAGTTTTTAAAACTGCCTAACACATCTTGACCGTTCATTAATGCTGTAGCCATATCAGTACTTAAACCTTTAGTAGCATCACCAAATGTTTTTAACAAGTTTTCTTGTGATGTAGCATAATCTGCCTGACTTGCATTAAGGTCTTTTGCACCATTCTTAATAATTGTGTTACCAGCGTCTACAACGTCCTTTAAACGTTCTTTCATCTTAATGGCTTCTTCGTCACTGGCTATACCTGCTTTTTTCATGTCTTCTATAAGTTGTGCAACAAAGTCTTGAGCTCCACGTTCTGGAACTACATTACCTAAATCTTCTAGTGCAACTTTAACTTGGTCAATACCGCCTGTTCTGGCTTTGTTAGCCGCCTTTTCAATATTTTCAAAATACAGTTTCATTGTGTCGTTGCCAGTAACTTTTTCAATTAATGCGCCTAATTGTTTTCCTAAAAATCCTACTGCTTCTACAACACCACCAATGGCTCTTACTGCAAAGTCCATTACGGTGCCAATTACTTCACCAAAGTTGTCTTGTATAAATGCCGCTACACTTTTGAATAATCCATATAACATAGTTAAGAAATCAACTACTACTGCACCCACAGTCAAGAATGAATAAAATCCTTGAACTACACCCTGTCCAACTGCTTTTGCAAAACCTTGTATTGCTTCTTTGTTCTCGTCATATATTGATACTAAACTTTTAAGGAATGTTTTAAACTCTGGAAGTATTGCTTCACCCATTGATGCCTGCATGTCAAACAATCTATCTTGTGTTTGAGATACCGCACCACTAAATGTATCATTTAATGCTACAGCGGCGCCTTCCACACTTGTTCCAAACTCACGTAATTTCTTCCTTGTTTCATCGATGCTGTATGAAGCGCCAGCTTCAAATCCAGCCATTGCAAGAACACCTTTTTCTCTAAACATGTCTGCCGCGCCAGCACCACCACTAAAGGCTCTTTGTAACTGACTTGCCGCATCTTCAAAACTAAGTCCTGTTGTAGCCGCAATGTCTGCCGCTAGCCTAGTGTTATCTTCTAATTCATTAATTGTTTTGGATACTGTTGCTAGGGCTGGTGTTGCTCCTGCAATTGCTTCAAAGTCAAATGGTAATTCTTGAGCAACATCACGTACTTTCTGTAATGCTATTGCACCACCTTCTGCACTACCAACGATGTTCTTCATTACAACGCCGATGTCTTCAATCTTACGTGCGGCACCTACACTAGCACCAACAGCCTTAAAGCCTGCCGTTACAGCAACTAAGCCTGCGGCTAACGGGGCAAATCTAGCCGCAAGTCCCATAATGGAACCTTTAGTCATATTAGCTTGACCGCCAAAGCCTTTCATTTGCCCTTGGGCACGTTTTAATCCACCACTAAACTTCTTGGTGTCTAAAGTTAACGTTACTTCAATATTTTTAGCCATCCTACTTTATCCCACTAATGTATTTGTCGACCAATTGATCTAATTTGTCAATTGTCGGTTTGGTCATTCCTTTGCCACCATTTTGTTTACTCCAGCCATTGTCTAATCTATCTGCATAGGCATACCCTGCTCTTATATAAGGGTTTTTTGCTTTGGCAAATGTCTTTGTTTTATCTTGTGCATTACCCTGATCAAATGGTGTAATGCTGTGAAAGTATTCACCACCTTCTTCCATAACAGTTTCCGGCAAGTCTTCTAACTGACTAAACAATTTATCGACTTGTCTTCTGTTTATCTGAAATTTTGACATCTCTTCCTGTTACTTCCTTAAATCTTTCTACTAATTCATCTTGTTGAAGTAGTCGATCTGGTATTGGCTTACCTTCTCTTATAGCCTGTTCCATTTCTGCATGTGCTATGCTTACATCCATAACCATTAAATCAAAAGTGTCTGCCTGTCTTAACACTTGGCTAGGCAATAAACCGTACGTTCTTGCCATAGCATCGACAAGTAGTATCCATTGTGTTTCTGCCGAATTCTTGTCGACGATATGGCTACTTACTTTCCCAGTGTGTCACCTACCAACTTAATGGATTCTGTAATCACATCAATTGGTAAAATCTTATTATCCTTCATTACAGGTTCACCTTGTTCGTTAAGGATCATACCTGTTAGTAAATCTGTGTATTGCAATGCGTTATCTTCTGTGATAACACTCATCTTTGCGAATGTATCTAAACTTTGTCTATCCCACACCCAAAAGTCTAGGGGCTCACCGTATTTTGCTACGATGGCTTCTGCGTCTATTGTGAGTTTGATTAATTTGCGTTCTTGTGCGAGTTGTTCTAACTGCATATCTATTTCTCCTGTATATCTCTATGTTTTAAATTGTGTAAGCCACTAAGTGCAAACTGTAGTCTGCCTTGAGCTTTAACTATATCTCTTTCAGCACATTTAATTTCGTTTTGTGCTTTTGCTATTTCGCCTTCAAGACTCTTTAGCACTTCCTTTGGACTGTGTTGATCCCATATCTGCATATTCTTTTTCCTGTATATCTTCAATTGTATTTACCGCCTTCTTGCCTTTCTTAGCATCAGGTAGTTCGATTCCATGCTCTTTAGCATATTCATCTAGATCATATTTTACAACGTCTTTACCTTCTTGAACTGTGATGGTTCTATCCGCCTTACCAGTCCATACGCCGTCTACAAATAATCTTAAAAATTTATGTTGCATATCTTTCTCCTATAAAATAAACTCCCCCAAATACATGAGGGAGTTTATACACTGTATAACGTTACAAGTTCTACTTAAGAAGTAGTTCCTTTAGTTAGTTCACCATTCACAATAATTTGACATGGGGTCTGCCAAATTGCTTGATCGACCGAAGCCGTCGGTGAAAGTCCTGCAATGAATCCTTTGCCGCTGATATAAAAATTGCCAGCCGCACTACCCGAAAACGCTACTGAGAATTCAATCTCAGTTTTGTTAATGGATGTTGTTAGCAAACCTAGTTGTGCAACTGGGTTTGTTGATAAAGAAGAGTTTCCAAAGAAAGCATCTTCATCTACTAACAAATTCATTGTAATCTCATTCTCGTTTACTGTTGTAAACGCAGAACTAGCCGAACTGTCAAGTGTAGAATATCTAACACTCTGAGTTCCGGCGTTCACCGTCACATCTTGCACGGTGGGTAATGCTAAACCGTTAGTGCCGCCTGGAGCGGCCATAACTGCTGTATTACCTAAAGTTACTATTGCTTGAGAACCTGCTGTTACGTTTAATGTTGTTACTGCCATTACGTTCTCCTATATTGTAATAAAGTTAAATTCAAATGTATAAGTTATTACATCATCTGCAATATCAGTTGTTAATTGAGTACTATTATTAGTAGTCCCCGTAATTACTGCGTTTGCGTTCATAATGTTGGCGACAACATTTGAGATATCGCCAGGTTGATTCTTAGCATCTACACTCATGTATCCTTCAAGCGTGATTGTCTGTTGTTCTAGTTCAAAGCCATCTAAGGTCTTTAACACTTGTTCTCTATCGTCTTGTTCCTCGTCCATGTAAAAGTGTTTCATATTTTTTAAATACAAACTCTCTCCACTAGCTGTCCAAGGTAATTCCTGACTAACACTGATATTGCTACCAGTAATGTTAGTAGTAATTTGAGTCAATAAATCACTTCGTGTGCTCATTACCTAACCCTTACAATGTTTTTCTTGCCACGTGTTCTACGTGTCATTCTAAACGTTGTTAGTTTTTCTTCGTCTTTGATTGTGCCGTCACCGTCTTTGTCATACCAATCAGCTAAAGCAATAAGCTCTTGGAACATGTCCTCGAACTTATCGCTGTAGTACTGAATCTTTGTTACTTCAGCGTCATTTTCCTGTGCGAAATTTGCCGCTTTTGGTAAGATATACTCTTTAAGACAGTAATAAACACTCATATCAGTAAAGTCTTGTTGACGTGCTAATATCCTATCCGGATTTACATTGGGTAGGTTATTTGCACTTGCTCCAGAGTAGTTTCTCCACCAACTGCTTACTTTAAGTTTAGCAAGAATTCTAGTCATACTCTTTTCACAGAGGCTGTCTATGTATTCATCTAAACTGGTAAACGCCGGAGAAGCCGCGTCAACGAAATTAATCTCGTTGGCCTCGAATACTCTTTGTTCAATGTCCCTTACGTCAAAACTATCGCTAAAAGCAATTACGTTTCCTGATGCGTTTGTTACAAATGCCATGTTATCTTCCTATTTAATTTCAACAGTTAAGCTGTTGCTATGCCTGTTGGTACGTTATTACTTCTATAGAATCTACAACCTACTGCCTGGCCGATAAGTCCTTCTAAAAGTGCTCTATTTGCTAGATCTTGTGAGATCGAACCAATTGAACCACTAGAAATGCCGCCAACACCGTTTAATTCTGATGCTAAGTGGAATTCATGTGCCGCACTAACTACTGCCGCATAAAAGCCGCTTTCGTCAGTCGGAGCATTCATAGATCTGAGCTCTGCAACACTGCGAGATACCATATTTAATGAAGCTTTTAGTGATACGTTAGATTCACCAATTGCACTTGAGGCAATTAATGCTCTAGCTTGTTGAACACCAACAGCAATGTTTGCACCTGTGAAAGAAGGAGTTCTTACGAAACCGTTTCTTAAACTTGCAACCATTTGGTATCTGTCTGATTCAATATCTTCAAACATTTTTACTGAAGGTTGTCTCTTAACGCCGTATGCTAATGCTTCTGGTGAAAAGATGAATGATACGTCTGCAGTTGACAAATCTGAGTTAGCTAGACCTGAGTCATTTGTTAAGTCAATGTTAGCCATATCTGTTGGAGAGGCTGTTCCGCCTGTTCCTAGTACATTAAAGCCTTTAATGTCTGTGCTTTGTGCAATTGATCTAGAAAGTCTAGTTACAACTGCATTACGTACAGTGTTAAATCCGCCGTCTTCTAAGGCCTCGGAATTCACGTATGTTCCCGCGCCTTGTTTAGCCATGCTTAGTGTTACTGCGTCAGGACCAAAGTCTTGAGCGTTAGTTGTGATGATGTTTGATCCTTCTCCCACAGCGGCTACTGGGCCAGTCCATGAGTTAGTGATTGGAATTTGTAGTGAGTTACCCACTGCACCTTCGATATTGTATTGATTCGCGATTAACTGAGAGTTAGGAAGCAATACCATATTGTCATAATGAGGGATAAGGTCGGCTACGATTTCTGAGTATAGATCTGCTATACCTGTACTTGATGTTGCCATTATATTTCTCCTGTTGTATTATAATGTATAATATTTATTTTTAGTTACCTGGTTATCCTTTGTTGAGGATCTCCTAGGCTCGATTTACTGACAGCGGCTTTCAATTTGGATTCTGTAATGTCTCCAATTGACATGCCTTTGCCTCGCAGTTTAACATAAGCGTTTCTAAGTTCTGGATCGTGCTTAATCAGTTCTTGAACTGGTAGTCCACTTTCCTTGTTCTTAGTTGGCTGTCTGTCTGCGTCAAAGGATTCAACTCCTTTCTTAGCAAACGGAAGTCCTAACGTCTTACCAACTACTTCAACAGCAGTCTTGTAATCCGGAGTTTCTCCATCTATGGTAATAAAATCTTCACCTTGTTTAATGGCAAAAGTATCACCTTCCAACTGTAGCATGTTTCTAGCATTCATTAAGTCAACTACTGCTAACTTCTGATCTGCATTCCATTGTGTTGGCATGTTGTCTTTGAGAACACCAATATGCTCTTTTAGGGCATAATCTCTTTTAACAGCGGTCAACTCACTTCTGAGTTCATCAACTGTTTGTTCTCTTTTAGCAACTGCATCACGCAATCCTTGAACGTTCAAACTGTTGTCAGCGATATCAGTGTTTCTTAATTCAGAAACTACTTGCTTAACCTTGTCAAAACTATCTACTTCTAGTTCGTTTAACAATTTTGTTTCAACTTCTCTTCTTGCCTTTGATGCAATAACGTTTGTTTCGTCTCTAGAGTAAACTCTATTTCCATCTACAAACAATTTATTACCTTCACGCATTTCTACTGCTGGTGCTTTAGTTGTCACCTTTTCTTCAGATTTAGTTTCTGCTTTCGCTTCTACTCCCGTCTCTGTAACGGATTGCACGTTCTCGCCTGCAATTAACGAATCTACTGGAATATCTCCGGTCATGATGTTTCTCCTTTTATATCGGTTGAGTTAACCGTATGTTCAATTGTTTAAAGACTATTACTAGTTGACGTACTAGACATCAATTGGGTTAGTCTTTGGCGCAATTGGTCACGCATTGTTTCTTTTAAGTCAGCATCAGTAGTATTTCCTACTGCGGCTTCATATTGCTTATGTGTAGCAAACGGCATGTAAATCGTCTCACCATCTTCATCTGTGTGACTGTGGAATCCAGATCCACCTAATTCACGTGCTCTTGCTACTGCTTGTTGTTCTGAGGGGTATTCTTCTGCTTCTGTACTTTCTGCAAATACTCCATTAAATTGTTCATATACTTTTAACATTTGATTAATTTCAGCAACTTCATGTTCAACAGCACGTTTATTAAACTGTCTGTTGTAGCTGATGCTAAAGTCTTCTGGCATAACTTGATTAGTCCAATCAAACCATATTTTCCACAAGTTGTATTCAGCATTTTCTAAGTTAGTAGCCTTTTTACGAATCATTGCTTCAAGTTTAGCATCGTACTGTTCTACTTGAACACCACTGCTTGACTTCTTAACTAGGTCTTCACCCCTAATCATTGCAAGTTCATTCATTTTTTCTATCTTTTGGTCTACTAATGCTCTAATCTCTGTTAGTGCTGTTAATGGTGGCGCTTCAAACTTATAAACATAGTTTGGCTGTCCATTTAAATTGTTTTCAACTCTGATAACTCCGCCTGGCTCAGCACTTATTTGACCATCATTAAGGTCATCAGTGTTTGAGTCAATAACTAGTGTAGGATGTGCTGAGTATGTAATGGTACTGTATATCTCTGCCATGTCACCATACACGCTACGTTGTATCTGTGCAAGGTCAAATGTGCTTGTTGAGCCTATGCCATTATAAATCTTTTGATTCTGGTATATTGGGTTACAAGGAATATATCCTAATGGATTATCTTGTGTTACAACATACACACCTTCTATCTGCTCCAATCCTTCTACATCAAATTGTGGATAGTAATCTTCTTCTCCATCATCATCTGTAGGAACAAATACTGTTCTAATGACGTCCTTGTCCATGTATCTATACACAGTTTCAGTGTCGTTTGAATTTAATTCAATGAGTATCTTGGTTAACTGTAAGTTACCATCTCTATTATAAGTGTATTCCCAATTCTTTACGTCTAATGGAGTATGTACTTGCCATGTAGGTATCGGATTGTCTCCGAACTTCATAGCACTTACCCACACAACACCGTATACAGTAGTTAATACATCTACTTGGCTCATGAATTCATTAATTGAATCTTCTTCACCGTTTGTGTTGTTTATGAATTGGTTTATTTCTGTTGTATCAGGTAGAACTCTCTGAGGTGGAGTTCTGAATAGTAAACTATTGTATTCTGAAACATATAATTTGAGGTAATTTAAGTTAGGGGTGTTATGTAGTTTTTCATAATAAAAACTACCAGCACTGGCAATGCCATTATCGTTAGCATCTGCACTGCTGTATGCATTGGATACTTGTGCCCTTAGTTTCCCTACTGTATTGCCGTCTCCATCTATTTGATAGGTGTTAACGGTTTCACTTGGGGTATTAGTGTCTACTTCATACGCTTTTAAGTATTGACCATTGCGGTATTCTGGTCCGCCGTAGTAGCTGTTTATAGCCAGCCGCCAATCTACTTCATACCTGTCGTATAAGTTGTGGACACCAGTGATAAAATCTTTAAAAGTGGTCACTAGTTCTCCATTGTAAAATATATTTTGATGCTACTATTTATGCAATTCCAGTAATAACGACTGCAATACCCGTACTTTTGTAAATATATGTGCAAGAAGACACGCATGGTATTTTTGTAGCCCGAGCATTCCAGAGTGTAAGGGCTTTTTTTTGGATGGTCGATAAGTAAGTGTGTTGACTAATTGGCGCGGAGTGGAAACACTCTTAAGGCTTGTCCTACTGATATACTCGTATATTAGGGAGTTGAAATAATACTCATATTGCTTACACTGATTTAAAACAAACCTTAAGAAACCTTATTGAGACTATAACCCTTAATAGGGTTTTTTATTGAGTAAAATTAATTGCCATAAAAGGTTGACATACCTCTCAAAGATGTTATAATTAATGCTGTAACAAAGAGAAAGCATAATCCGGAAAGGTAATACTTTCCACTTAATTAAAGGAACTTCCTGTGAATTTAATGCAATGTTTAGCTTCTCTTGATAGTCCCGGGTGGGAGTGTCACGTTACTCTACCGTAAGCGGCTAGGGATTAAACTTAACATTTGTGTGTATTTGTGTATTCCCTAGTTGCTTACAATTTTAATAACAATAACTTTGGCTCACGCTGGAGTAATTGGAATTTTAAATCCTTAATTTATTTCTGGTCCTTATCCAGATATAAATTTTTCCCTCTTAAAAGGGTAACTAAGACACTTAAACTAACAGTGTTGTTGATGTGTGTTATAACTTAGTTGCCCTTTTATTTTATCACATACTAATACACCAAGTACCATTAAACTATTGCTTAGACGGCGTCTAAGAGGTTTATTTCACCCATAAAAAAGCCCAGCATACGACCCAAGTAGTATACCGAGCTATAGCGTAAGTATATGGCCACACATACTGTACTGCTAATATTATTTAGTCTTCTGTCTCGATTCTGTGTTTAAACCATTCTGTGTAAGCACGGTCTACATACAGTTTAAGTAGTTCTCTGTCTGTGATATCAAGTAAATCTAGTAATACAGGCTTTAGTGTCTCAAAGCTGGCACTTTGATGTGGATGTATTCGCGATTGTCTATTAGTATGATACATTATGCAATTGTAATCGTATCAGAGGCGGTATCTGTAAACATAGTACTTTTATTGGTGGTATCAGTATGCTTACTGTCAACACCCGCTATCATGTTATAGTCTTGTGCAGGCTTTAACTTTTTAATTTGGTTAAATGCACTTACTGTCTTACCGTATTGTGCGCCTTTGCCTTTTCTAGCTACATTCTTAGCATGTTTCTTTTTGGCCCTGTTAATAGCGCCGTTGTTTTTATTTTTCATTGTTATATAATTCCTCGAATTTGTATGCACCGATATGATTTCGTTCATACTCTGCATAATTATGCAAATCTGTATCTGACGGCATAGTCCATGTTTTGTCTACTGCTTTTGATGTGCGTTCGGAATGCGGTAGATTCCAGTCACCACTTTTCATATTCCAAAAGTGGAATCTAAACGTCTTTGTCTTCATTTTTTTCACCATAATGTTTTTTATCAGCTGATTCAATGCTGTTGTTTCTTAATTGTTGATCATACTTGTTAACATCTGATTTGTGCTTTCCAAATATGGTATCCCAATTGTCTTGGTACTGTTTACTGCTAGTGTCAGTACGTGGTGTTGAACCTTTACCACCGTGCCAATTACTTTTCTTCATCTTGATCGTCCAAGTATACACCGTTTACTTTTACTTTAAACTTAGGCTTCTCTTTGCCTTTGCTCCAATCAATCTTATCGAAGTTGTTCTTGTATTCTTCACTGTTATCATAACTGCTAATGCCACTGCTGGGTTTGAATCCTTCAGCTCCATCTCTTGCGGCTCTTAGTGCTGGATTAGAAGCAATAAGTTTTTCATTCCGCTTCCATTGGTCACTGCCTTTTTTTGGTATGCTCATCTTGTTGTTCTCCCTGAGTATCTCATTGATTTGCCTTTGTCTCCACGTCTTATTTCCTTGCGTATAACAAAGTTGTTGTATACAAGGTAACCTAACGAATCTAATAAATGGTCGAAACCGTCGGTCTTATTTGGTTGTCTAGTACCTTCTTTGTATGTGTGTTTGATTAAACATTCTCTTAAACGTTTGCAACTTGGATCTATAAGCAAGTTACGTTCGCGATTAGTGTTACATAACAAACTATTTACACTATTAATTCTATCCACAACTGGCGGATTGATGTTGCCCACTCTCACTTTCATTCCAGCATTTTGTAATATGATATGGTCAGTTACGCCGGCGGCTGATGTCTTTTGTGCTTGTCCACTTGCATCTGGGAAAGCATTTATTATTCTGTGTGGGTACCGTGCTTTAATCTCTTGCACTAGTTCATTTGTATTAGAGCTATATATTTCTAGTTCGTCTATGATGTGCAACACACCACTTTTGTTTATAACACCTATAACAGCACTCATAGGATTAATGTTCATATCAATTCCTACGTATATAGGCTCTCTAGGTGGTAACAGCTTCTTATCATATGGTATTACATTCTCTTCTGTGAATGCATAATATATAACACCAGCGTAGTCTACAAATGAAGCCAAGTACTCTTGTTGGAACTGTCTGTCATCCATATCTCTTTTGGCACTGTCTATTTCTTCTTGGTCTACTTGTCCACCTTCTATTGTGGTATACTGATGAGCACTCCAGTCTTCAGTTGCGCCGGCTTGCACCCATAAGTCATAAAACCAATTACGCCCTTTGGGTGATCCAATAAACATAGCTGAGCCTTTGGTATCTGATAGTGCGGGCCTTAGCACGGTATAAAACGTGTCAGGATCCATGTCAGAACACTCGTCTAACACGATAAAATTATACTTGGCACCTCTTAGTGCATCTTTGTTGTCGCTACTGCGTATGCTTATCTTAGAGCCATTTACGAGCAATATAGATAGGTCTGATTCGTTTACTTTCTTGATCCAATTTACTTTGTATAACATTTCCTTAAGGTCGTCCCATATAACTGTTTTTGCTTGTCGATATGTAGGTGCTACATACAAGCAACGTTGGTTAGGCTTACGAGCGAACTTGGCTATTTCATTAATGCTTAGAAATGATTTTCCAAAACGCCTTCCAGCCACAACAACCCTGAAGCGATTTTGATCTGAACTTATACTCTTTTGTGGAGGGGTTAGCTTCATTACACATGTCGCCATGTCTTGCGTATAATGATATCCCTGATACAGCCTGTGCTTACACCGTAGTCCATGCCAATTGATCCATAGCAGTCTCTAGAACTTTGTGGTGTATAACGTGCTCTAATGTCAACAATATCTGGCTCAGTGAGCTTTGCCATTTTGTGTTTGCTACCCACAGTAATTTGTCCATTCGCTCGCATTCTGTCAAATACTACTTGCTGACTTGCTTGTGTAAGATGAGCAGGGTTGCAACACTTCTTGTTTTGGCATGATGTGGTTATTCTATAATCTCCTTCAATAGGATTACTGTATAAGCCATCATGATGTATGTATGCAAAGCGGCTTGTTCTGTGTAGCATTCCGCCTGCACTAAACAATCCATATCCATGACTGCTGGACTTTAGTTTCCAGTCCCAACATCCGTTAGCACCATTCTTGTCAACATGGCTCCAAAATCTATCTACATCTTTTTGTGTTACGTCTTTAATTTGTCTATTATAGTTTTTCATATTATTAATCATCTAGGTTATCCCAAGGATGATCCTTTATTTTTAATTGTCCGTCCATGGGTAACATATCCCAATAGTTATCTTGCAGTGTTTGACAGTGCTTCAAATAAAAGAACATCTTGTCTTCATTAGTTTCAAAGCCACGTTCCCACTGTAGTATAATTTCTCTTACGTCATTCATATCAGTTATCATCTTGGTAAATGTTTCCATGTCTTAGCACCGTGTATTGCCTCTATTGTGCTGGCATTCACATTTAATATTGTTGCTAATTTCTTTTGTGTTATCTTGTAGTGTTGTTCAATTACCCATAACACTTGACTTTCAGTAAGTTTACTGTTAGTGTTATCTTCGCCTATATGCTGTGGTGGCTTAACATACCTGCCTTTGCGTATGCAGTCTTGTATATTGTCTTGCACTGTGCCTATAAACATGTGGTCCGGGTTAACACATTGTCTGTACGTTATGTCATTGTTTTCATAGTACTGGTCACAGTCATGCAACACACAATATTCGTTAACTTGTTGCTCAGTAAATTTATGGCTTATTAGTGCGGCAAACCTATGTGCTGTGATGTAACGTATACGACTACCTTCTTCAGTGTCGTATCTATACCACCAGTTAATGTAGCCACTGTTCTGTGTATTGCCTTTAAAGAATATACAGCCATTATCTTTATGGTCGAATCTATTCTCAAAGCGATCAATGTAGTGTTGTCCAATATTTACCAGGCTGTGTGGTTCACCTTTGGGGCCAGGCTTCTTACAATGCTTGATAGCCATTATAAGTTTAGCGTTGAATCAGCAACTTCTTTAGGGAGTTTTTCTTTTTGGATTTCACTGCCATATCCAATCATTACGCATAAAAAAGTTAACGGTAAAAACCATAAACTAATTAAGCCTAACATGTGTCCCCACGTGAAGCTGACTGCTAACATACTGAATACGTTAAGTGGTCCAGCTAATGTTTCATTACGTGTGAATGTTTTAATCGGATCTGTAAATGTTGTGTTAAATTTCATATCTTTTTTCCTTTATATCTATATTATTATTAAAAAAACGGGTGCCTCCATCAACGAGTGCCATAGGACTTACTCTCTGCCTACCTCAGTGACATCTAGGAGGTCTTACCCCTCAGACTGTTAATCATCGTCGTCTCCATCTACCCACGGTAGTGTTACGTTGTTATCAGTATTATTTGGTGCGTCTTGGAACCCTAAAAGATTCTTTGACAACCAAATTTGCATTACAGGATTCATCTTCTCTATAGCGTTGGTTAACATAGCTTCCATCAAACGATGTTTTGTCTTCTGTCTACCTTGTTCTACTACAAATCTAAAGTTGTCTCTAAACGTTGTTTCTCTACATCCAAAGAAGTCTGCCATATCCTTATAACTGAGGTTAAGGTGTGCTAACTTCCTTACTGTGTCTAGTTCGATAACTCGTTTGCTATCGCCTCTGCCAATAACTATACCATGTATAATCTTTTCAGCAGTTTTCCATTTAGGTTTTGCATCATATTCTGGTAAACTACCATCTTCATAATGCAAATATACTTCTTTTGGAGCGTCTAGCACGGCTTGTGCATCGCTCATCTGTGTATCAATGCTTTTTTGTGATGTTTTCGCGGAATCTTGTGCTAATGACGGAGTATCTGCCTGTACGCTATCCGCAGTTACTTCTATAGATTCAAAGTCTAGATTAGTAGTGGGATTTTTGATAGGGTTATTTCTCTTTTGGTCATCAGTCATTTGTTAATTCCTGTAAGTCACTATAAGTATTACCTTATACTGTAATTGCAATGTTATTTATCTTGTTTGGGTGTATGTCTAGTGTGAATAGCGGAGTTTACTACGTTTCTGACGCTTTAGAGTGTGCATATTGTGACTTGCGTGTCTATAGCTTTTAAACTTATGCCAACCGCCTAGCATGTAAACGT